AAAAAATTTAGGCGAGGTTAATTGTTCTGATTATCAGATACAAATTCCCTAATAATTCTTCTTATAGTTTCATTTGTAACCATTGTTGGCTTATTACCTGTACCAGATTTTGGATTCTTTTTTTCAGCCGTTCTTTTCTTTGCACAAGCAGACTTCTTCTCAGCATCACTCATCTTACTAGCAACACCTGCTGCCTTACATTTAGGATATGCACCCTTATCATCAGATTCTCTACCACAGGGGGGGTGTTTACCATTTGAGTCTTTTCTACATATATTAACCCAAGGACCTTTGGGTTGATTGCTACCTTTTGGTTTTTTCTTATCACCAAACCAAACTCTTAAATCTTCATTAAAAAATGATGGCTTATTTTTCATAAAATTTTTATTAATAAATATCTTGTTAAATAATTTTTATTTTACTATATATTTTTTTGTATAATATATAAAATATATTCACCTCTATGGGGAAATAAATTAAAAAAGGGTTGCAAAACCTTGCAACCCTTTCTATTAACCTTTAAAATGTCCACTTTATTAGTAAATAAAGTGGACAAATTAATTATCTTAACTCTTGTAAGTCAAATGTTCTAACACCATCAACCGTAATTCTACCGTAGAAACGGTTGTTAACTAGTTTTTTAGCATATCGTGTCATTATACCTTTTATTGGGGTAAAATTAAACGGATTATACATAGTTGGTGTTAATTGTAATGGTACATATGGTGCATAAATATAACCAGTATCTAATAATGATGTTCCTTTATGTCCCATTAAAACTTGGTTTGCTGGGAAGTAAGGGTCACGGTAAACTTGGTAACGACCTGCTAATGTTCCAACTCTTTCAATACCCATATTGTATTGGTCTTGTTCTGGTGATGCATTTGATACGTGGAAGTATTCCAAATCATCAAAAATTGCACTAACTTCAGAAGAAACAACAATCCAGTTTGCACCACCTCTCAAAGTTGCTTTGTGAATTTGTGCAGATACTTGATTGATTGATGTGATTAATGTTTGATTCCAGTCTTTTTGAGTGTAAGGGATAGCCTGTGAACCCAATCTCTTCCAACCATTATAATCCCAACGTAAATTCCAAGCAGCACCTTTTCTAAGGTCTCTTAAAATTTCTCTATCAATCTCAGCTGCAATTTGCTCTGATAATAAAGCAGTTAATTCTGCTTCAGCATCAATGTTATGGAATGCAGCAACGTCTTGTGCCATTTCTGGTGACCATTGTGCTCTTAATTTTCTTTCTGTAACTGAAACAGTAACTGATTGTAAATCAAAAGAAACTTCACCAATTTTATCTTCAAATTCTAAACTCTTGTAAATTCTATAAGTTGCAGTAAAATCTGTAGCAGCAGTACCGCTAATTGATGTTGTGAAACCTGTGTAACCATCTAATGAATCTGTACCAACTGTTGCAGGTCTTTGTAAATCAACTTCAAGATAAACAACACCTTCTGGTGTTGATAAATCATTGTATGACCCACCTCCTGTTCTACTACTAGGGAAAGTTATTGAATTATCAGAACCATATTGAACAAGCCCTTTTGCGTATTTCTGTGTAACAACTCTAAACAATAATGGATTGCCAAGTCCAGATGCTGTTGTAACACCAGAGAATGCACCACCTGCTGATGTACTTGCACTAACAGTCAAACCAGCCAAGAAACTTTCATTATCCATTGGATGACCATCAGGTCCAATTAATTTACCTTCACCATCACTTCCAAAACCTGTCAAAGCTAATATAACTTTTCTATAATTACCTGCTGAATAACCTGAAGTAACTAATGAACCACCACTCCAAACAACTGTAGTAGCTGTTGCAGTTACTGCACTAAATTGACCTTTTGAATAATCATAAATCCCTTCTGGGTTTAAACTTGGCTCATTACCTTCATAAAATCTATCATATAAATTTTTTCCACTACCATAACCAGTAGTTGGTGTTTGGTCATTTGCTGCACCTGGAGCACCATATGGTGAATAGTGTGCACCAGAATTTGCTTCTTGGATTTGAGGTACAAAGAAGAACAGTTTACCAATTGGTAAATTCATCGCCTGTACAGAAACAATATCATTTGCCAATAATTTAGAGAATACTCTCCTTACAATTGGGAAAACAACAGTTTCAAACGCACCAGTATCAGATGTACTAGCTGCCTCATTTATAAGATATGATGCTTGGTTTTCATATAACTGTGCAACATTCTCTTTTAGGTGGCCTTTAAGACCTTCAAGGAATCCTAATTTATTCCATTTGTTAATAGTATCTTCTTTGATAACTTTTAGGTGTTTCAACCCAATATTACCAACAAGACCTGATTCTAATAATGCTCCCATTTTTTTTTATTTGTTTTTTTTTATTTATTAACCTAATTTACCCATTAAATCTTTCATCCTCAAAAACTGTGGATTTTCATAAGTTTTGGATTCAATTAAGTTAGCAGATGAACCTGTTGATGCAACATTTGAAATCTTACGATTAACAGATTCATTTAAAGACGTATTTGAGTCTTTTGACAATTCATTGTTGATAATGCTATATAGGTTTTTTGATTCTTGTAATGATTGAATGTTGTCAAAACGTCTTAAAATGTTTATTTTTTCTTTTTTTGTTGTTGAGTGTTCAGTGAATAATCTTGTTGCATATGCCAAATTAGCATTGAAAACTGCAACATCATTTAGTTTCTCTCTAAAGATATTTAATGATTTTTTATAATCACTATTTCTTTGTTTTAACTCTAAAACTTGGTCTTCTAAAGACTCTAAATTCAAATTTCTATTTGGTGTAATGCCTTTTCTAAGACCCCTACCAGCTTTGCTTCCCATACCATAAGTTCTTGATGCTTCTTTGGTTTCTTGTTTTTTACCAGGAGTTACTTTTTTCATCTTGCCATCAATATTTGCAGCAGACTTATCATAGTCAAACTTGGCTTTTCCTGTCCCTATTTTTTTAGGACCCTCTTTCATTTTTTCATTAAAACCATTTTTAGCCATCTTGTACTTAAATTTGGAAGCCTTTTTAGCTTCACCTAAATAGTCATATTCTTCAGATGTTTCACTTTTACCTGCGACACATCCATTAAATTCTAATACTTTCAATATACTTCCAGCATCTTTAACACCATATTCTTCTATGAAATCACTAACTGAGAAATTATCACAGTCAACTTTAATATCACTTAATTCGTCTTCCATACCCATATCATCTTCCATATCATATTCATCCTCATCTTCCATTTGTTCATTTATTTCAATTTCATAAATAATGTCAGAATTTTTAGTTCTAGTTTTTTCAAAAATTTTATCAATGGTTGATTGAGTGTCATCTTCATACATTTCACCCATTTCATCATCCTCATCTTCCATATCCATTTCATAATCATCTTCCATATCCATTTCATAATCATCTTCCATATCCATTTCATCCTCATCTTCCATATCCATTTCATAATCATCTTCCATATCCATTTCATAATCATCTTCCATATCCTCATCACCAAATTCACTTATTTGTTCACCTAGTCTTATTAAATATTCATCACCATCATCAGTTAATGAGATGTCTCCACCATCTTTACTAACAACTATACCATCTTCATCACCCATTGCTTTAAATACTTTTAAAAGTTCACTTTGTGAAGCCCCCCTCATATCGATGACATCATCCTCATCTTCCATATCATCCTCATCTTCCATGTCATATTCATCATCCATGCCCATTTCCATGTCATCTTCATCATCCATGCCCATTTCCATGTCATCTTCATCATCCATGTCCATTTCCATATCATCTTCAGAGTCCATATCCATTTCCATATCATCTTCTTCTTGCTCATTTAATGATTCCTTAACTAATTCTTCGATTTCTTCCTTCATTGTTGAAGCAAGTATTCCTTTTGCGTTTTCTGCAAGCACATCTTCAATTTGTTTCATTTGAATTAGTGCTTCTTCTACTAAGTTTTTTTCAGATTGCATAATTTTTTATTTATTTTTATTATAAATATACAGAAAAGCAAAAAAGTTACTGATTATCATTATTTTTTTAAAATAAAAAAACCCCTAACATTATTTATGCTAGGGGTTTACGATAAAAGTTATTTGTTTTAAACAAAAACCTCATCAATTTTTGATTCTGAAACTGCTGTTATTCTCCAATCTTGGGAAAAGTTTTTATACTTTTCTGTAACTTTTGCTTCAACATCTGTTACAGAATAACCTTTAACTAATTTCTCTTCTCTTACTTTTTTCATTTTACCAGTATTCTCATCAGGTAGAGAAAAAGTTAATCTGGCAACAAAGAATTTTTCATCCATAGGTATTGTTTTTTATTTGTTTGTATAAATATAGTTGTTTTTTTTGTAAAATCAAATTTTTTAATCTCTAATTATTGACCCTTTTATAACTCCAGGTTTAACCATTTTTCTTAACTCATCATTTGAATACTTTTCTAATGGTGTTCCAGCAATATCCAAACCACCTTTAACTATCAAACCTTTTGGTAATGTTTCTATTTTTGTAAAGGATAATATTAACTCTCCCCCAATTTTAACTCCTTGGGGTAATGATTTTATTTGACTATTAAATAAATTTAAATCTCCTCCAACAAACAATCCTTCCCCAATGGAAATTATTCGTTTTGGTGATAATTGAATGCTGTCCCCAACTTTTAATCCTTTTGGTAATGAGTTTATGGCATCACAACCAATTATGTTTAAATGACCACCAACTTGTAAATCATCTGGTAATGAGGTTATTTCTGAAAAGGTTAACATCAAATCACCTTCAACTTTTAATCCATATGGTAAGGAGGTTATTTTTGAATTTTCTAAATTTAAATCACCTTTAAAAGTCAAATCTTCTTCTGTTAATGGTATATCATTTTTCAATTTCCAAAATAATGGTAAATTTTGTTTGCTCTTTTCTTTGATAAATTCAAATATCTTTCCTAATGTTTCTTCTTTCATTTTAATATATGTTACCTATATAGCCATCTGGTTTTACCATGTTTAATATTTTCTCATCTGACATTCTTCCTAATGGTGTACCACCAAGCCATATATTACCCCGAACTTTTAAATCTTTTGGTAGGGATTTTAAATTTTCACAATCTTGTAACTGCAAATCACCACCAACTCTTAAACCTTTTGGTAATTTTTTTATTGGTGTGGCATTTAACAATAAATTACGTTTAACATATAACCCTGCTGGCAATTGTTCTATGTCTTCCCCTTGTAAATCCAAATCACCTTTGACATATAATTGTTCTTTAGTAAAGGGGATTTTATTCATCATTTTCCATTTTATGGATAATTTTTTTTCATTTACTTCAAGGAAATTAAATATGTTTTTTAATGTTGCTATTTCCATTATTATCTATTTATTGAACCTTTTATATTGCCAGTTGGGTCAATCATTTTTAGTAAATATTCATCTGAACGTTTTGCTAATCGTGTATTTCTAATATTTAAATTACCACCAACTTGTAATCCTTCTGGTAATGATTTTATACTTGAATCCCCTAAAAACAGATTGCCATTAACTTTTAATCCTTTTGGTAGTGAGGTTATGTTTGTAAATGATAAATCCAAATCATCATTTATTGTTAAATTTGAATTAACTATTAATTCGGAGGTATTTACAATTCCTTGTGTTATTACACCTTTTGGTATTTCATCTATATTAAATATATGACTATTTATTGCATAGATAACTCCACCAACTTCCAATCCTTTTGGTAGTATTCCTATACTTGTAAAAGACATAATCAGATTACCATTAACTTTTAATCCTTTTGGTAATGTGCTTATCATACTATCAGAAACATTTAGCGTACCGCCAACTTCTAATCCTTCTGGTAATTTTCTTACTTTACTATACCCTAAACTCATATTCCCATAAACTTTCAAGCCTTTTGGTAGTGAGGTTATGTTTCTATTTGATAAATGCAAATCACCTTTAACATTCAAATCTTCTTCTGTTAATGGCATATTATTTTTCATTTTCCAAAATAATGGTAAATTTTGTTCACCCTTTTCTTTTATAAATTCAAATATCTTTCCTAATGTTGCTATTTCCATTTTATTTCAAATAACTATCAAGTTTGTTCATTAATTTTAATATATTAGTTGAGGGGTCAATTTTCTTTTCTTCTTCTAGTTTTTCATCATACTTATGCCTATCTTCCTTATTTGAGAATAGGTATGCCCCGGGTGTTGATGGTGATGAAACCAAATCAAAACAAATCAATTCAAAATCATCTTGAACCTCATTTTTCTCCCCAACTTTTTTAAGTGATCCAACCCCCCTAGAACTGATTCCTAGGCTCACTCCTTGCCTCATTAGGTTTGCTGCAACATCACCCTTGGTTGATACAATACCCCTCTCATGGAAGCCAGGTGAGGTTAATAGCAATAATTTACCCATTAGAATATTATTATCCCACCAAATTTCTGTTATTAAGTGGGCAACTCTATCTAAGTCAATTAAGGATGATTCTGGGTGGTTTAATTCTGATGTTGATAAACCTTTTTCAATAATCTTTTTATATCTTTCTGCTTCCCTTTTTAATATCTTTTCAGGGTATGTTCTACCATTTCTATTTGGTACATCATGCTTTTGCAATACAGCATAAAATTCAAAAGGTTTGCTATAATCTAATTTCCTATTTTCTTTTATTAAATCAAGGTTCAACTCATCTTTTGGATTAACCCACCCAGCATCCATCTCAATTAGAATACCATGCCCTATTTCATTTGCTTCAAGAAGTCTTAATTCTTTCATATTATATTTTAATATATAAATATTAAAATATTTTGTTTTAAACAGATAAATCCTTTTTTGTTATAAAAAAGTCAAAATATTTGTTTTTTGAAATGTTTTTGTTGTAAATCTCTTTTATGATTTTCCTAACAGATTCCTTTAATTCAGTAGATTTGAATAACACACCATCCTTAACAAATAATGTTATTTCAAGATTCATAAAAGATTTTTTATCAAGGGATATACCACTATGCCTAATATCCAAATCAACTATGGTTGATTTGTGGAATAAATCCAAATCATTGGCATCCAATATTGTGTGTTTAATATCCCTTGATTGGGTGCATACAATTTTCCTCCAATTGCTATAAT